CCTTCAAGGTGAGTATAGTACTGGTATCGGTGTTAGACAAGGTATAGTAACCTTAACAAAGGAGCAAGCAGAGTTAGAGAAGCAACAAATAGACTTAACAAAGAAATCAGTTGATTTAATTAAGGACAAAAACAAAATAACGCTAGACTACGAATCCGCAGCAAAAGGTACTGTAAAAGCATTAGAGAAAACAAAGTCTGAACTTTTAAAAGAGCAAAAAACATTATCAGATTCATCTGTTAAATGGAAGGAATACGCTGAAAAGATAAAGGTGGTACAGGCTGAAATTGATGCCATAACTGGAGGGAAGAAGAAAAAAGGAGGAAAAACCAAGTTAATAAAGCTTGAGGATTTAGATGAAACCGCAGAGAACTATGAAAGTGAGTTAAGTAAATTAAACGAGAAGTTAGAACTTATTGATGCTAAAAGTGAGGAGGATAAACTAAAAATAAAAAAGAGATATCATTTAGCTAGATTAGAGTCTGACCATAATGAACATACTGAGAAGTACAAACAGACTACTACTCAATATAGGGCTGATTTAGAGCTTTACTTAAAACAACAAGTTTTATTAGGTAAAATGTCACAAGAAGATGCTAATAAAAGATTGGATATATTTGATATAAATACAAAGACTCAAATAAGACAGTCTAACAAGAACTTTGAGTCTTTAAGAAGTGTTACGAAGTTATTTTATGATAATCAGATAATGGATGCTGTTTTTGCAGGACAGAAATTAGCTGGAAACGGAAATACAAGAGCTACTCAAGAAATGATTGATACTCAGAATCATTTAAAAAGGAAGGCTGATTTATACGCTTCGTATGCTGATAAGGTTAAGGAGGTTTTAAGTACTATATCCGATTTCGTTAGTGCTGAATTTGAGAGAGAGTTAATAATAGAAGAGAATAAAACAAATTCCGCAAACAAGTCTCTAAATGATAGATTACTAAACGAAAATCTATCTAAAGACCAAAGAGCTTCAATTCAAAATGAAATTGCACAAAATGACGAGAAATTAAGAGTTAAAAAAGAGCAAATAGCTCGTAAGCAATTTAAAGTAGAGAAGGCTTTTAAAATAGGTATGGCTATTGCTGACACCGCATCATCTGCACTAAAAGCTTACGCTTCTCAGTTATCTATACCTACTCTAGATGCTCCTTTTAGAGCTGCAGCCGCAGCAAAGGTTGCTACCGCTTTTGGTTTAGCTAACGTAGCGATGATTGCAAGGACTAAATTTCAGTCTTCAGCTCCTTCGTCTCCTGCAAATGCGAGTATAGGTGGTTCTGATAGCTCTAGTAGTGGTCGTGCAGAACCTTCGTTTAACATAGTTGGAAGGTCTAACGATAACATACTATTAAGCGCTATACAGTCTCAATTTGACCAGCCTTTAAGAGCTTATGTTGTAGCAAGAGATGTAACTAACCAACAGCAATTAGATGGTGTTATATCAACAGCAGCAAGCACCTAAAATAAAACAATTATAATTAATAAAGTTAACATAATATAAAAGAATTAGATATGAACGAATTAGAAACTTTTGAACTATTTATAGATGATGCTAGAGAAGAAGATGGTATAGAAGCTATCTCTTTAGTTGAATTTCCTGCAATAGAAGAAAACTTTGTTGCACTAAGTAAACATAAGGTAGAGTTTAAAACAGTAGATACCGAGAAGAGGATTATAGTTGGTCTTGCTTTAGTTCCAGATAAGCCTATTTATAGACGTAGCGGTAAGACTGAGTACAATATTATATTCTCTAAGGAAACTGTAAGAAAAGCTTCTGAGCTATACTTAAAACGCCTTAAACTAAACAATGCTACATTAGAACACGATGAGCAAATGACAAGTGGTGTATCTGTTATAGAATCTTGGATAGTAGAAGACCCTTTAAAGGATAAAACTGCTTTATACGGACTAAACGCTGTAGAGGGAGCTTGGGCGGTAACTATGAAGATAGATAACGATGATGTATGGAAAGACGTTAAGTCTGGAAAGTACTTAGGATTAAGTATTGAAGGTATGTTTAGCGACAAGGGAGAGGATATAGAAGAGGTTGAAGCTGAGAACATATTAAGTGAACTTAAAAAATTACTATCTAATGGCTAGAGCAGTATATTGTAAATGTAAAAATACGTACTCTATCGATTGTGGTAAAGACAGTAATAAATGCAAGGCAGATGAGTATTGGAAGCAAGGCATAGGCTCTATACACAAGGAGACAGAGGAATAAAAACAAGACACTAAGTCTGTAAATAGTTATATTAATATAAATCAATAAGTATGAAAGCAACAGAAATCCTTAATACCGTTAAAGAGCTTTTACATCTTTCTAAAGAAGAGGTAAAGATTGAAGACGTTGTTACTGAAGAGGTAGTAGAATTATCTACTGAAGAAGTGGTTGAAGTTATAGAAGAAGAAGTAAAAGAAGTTGTTCTTGCAGAAGAATCTAAAGAAGAAGAAGTAGTTGTTGACGAGGTAGCTGAAGCACCAGTAGCAAATTACGTAACATCTGAAGATTTATCAGCAGTAAAAACTGAATTACTTTCTATGATTAACGCTTTAATCGAAGATAAGGCAGTTTCGGAAACTAAAGAAGTTCCACAAGAATTATCTAAACAAGAAGAAGTTGAGTTATCTGAAGAAGCAGAAGAAGTAATCCATTCTCCAGAAGAAGCAATCGAAACTAAAAAGAATTTATTATCAAAACCAAATAAACCTATGACTACAGAACAAAGAGTTCATAGAATGTTATTCAATTAAAAACTATATAAAAATGGCTACTACTACAAGTATTACTACTACTTACGCTGGAGAATCTGCAGGAAAATATATTTCTGCTGCACTTTTAGCAGGTAACACAATCGCAAACGATGGATTAACTATCCGTCCAAATGTGAAATTCAAAGAAGTTGTAAAAAGATTAGAATTAGACGGTATCGTAAAAGACGGTTCTTGTGATTTCGCTGATACATCTACTTTAACACTAACTGAGAGAATCTTACAACCTAAAGAGTTACAAGTTAACTTAGAGTTATGTAAGAAAGACTTCCGTTCTGATTGGGATGCTATCCAAATGGGATACTCTGCTTTTGACAACTTACCAAGCTCTTTCCAAGAGTATTTAATCGGTTATGTTGCTTCTAAGGTTGCACAAAAGAACGAACAAAACATTTGGGCAGGAGCTTCTGCTGAAGGTTCATTTGATGGATTTTCTACATTATTAGCTGCTGATTCTGGAAAGGTTTCTGTAACTGGAACTGCTGTAACTGCTGCAAACGTTGTTGAAGAGTTAGGTAAAGTTGTAGATGCTATTCCTTCTACTTTATACGGAAGAGAAGATTTAAGTATCTACGTTCCACAAAACGTATTTAGAGCTTACAAACGTGCTTTAGGAGGATTTGCTTCTGGAGGTCAAGGTGGTGCAGGTTTTCAAGATAAAGGTAACAACCAAGACATCAACATTGAAAGCTTTGATGGTGTAAAAATCTTTATGGCTAATGGATTACCTTCTGACAAGATGATTGCTACAACTAAAGATAATTTACACTTTGGAACTGGATTAATGTCTGATGCTCAAGAAGTTAAGATTTTAGATATGGCTGATTTAGATGGTTCACAAAATGTAAGAGTAATTATGAGATTTACTGCAGGTGTTCAATACGGAATTGCTTCTGATATCGTAACCTACGGAATTGCATAGTAACAAATAAACTAAACTAAAAAAGAGGTGGTCGGAATAACTGCCTACCTCTTTTTTTATTAACTAATATAAAAATATAAAATATGGCTTGTGATATCACAACTGCAAGGGCAGAACCTTGTAAAGACAGCGTTGGAGGGATTAACGCAGTATGGATTGTTAACTACGGAGATATAACTGGTATTACTTATGACTCTACTGATGTAGATGTAATTGATGCAGTTTTAGGGGCTCCTATGGCTTACAGGTATGAGGTTAGAGGTAGTTCTACCTATTCAGAAAGCATTCAATCAAGTAGAGAAAACGGAACTACTGCTTTCGAGCAAGTGCTAGAATTATCTCTTAAAAAATTAAGTAAGGAAGACCATAAGACAATTAAGTTATTATCTTTTGGTAGACCAAACATAATCATTGAAGACAATAACGGAAACTTACTGTTATCTGGAGCTGAACACGGTGCTGATGTAACTGGTGGTACAATCGTTACTGGTGGTGCTATGGGAGATATGAGTGGATATACTTTAAGTTTTACAGGTATGGAAAAAGCACCTGCTAATTTCATAAATAGACCTTCTACTTCTGGTGTGTATACTAACACTGTTTCTGTTGACTTATTAAATGCTGGGTTTGCTACAACTGTAGTTTAACAGTATGTGTATACTTTAACTTATTAAACCCTGCCATTTGGTGGGGTTTTCTTATTAAATAAAACAAAATATTAATTTTCAGTTATCTTATTATGTTAATATTAGAACCAACAGCAGGAGATAAAACAATCACAATAGCACCAAGAAGTGCTGTATTGGGAGGAACTATTGTTATGAAAATAAGAAGGGATGGGGATGGTAAAGAGGAATCTATTACAAGTCCTGCAATATCCACTATTAGTAATTTCACAGTTATTACATTTCAATCAACTATTCTTCAAGAAGACTCTACGTATTACTTAGAGATAACTAGAAATAGTGAATTATGGTATAGAGATAAAATATACGTTACATCTCAAACAAGTTCAGAAATGTTAGTAGATAAACATAAAATAGGTAATGGTACGATATACAAACCTTTTAGTGAATTAGATGATAATACATACATAATATAATGAGTACAAAGAAAGATAATAAATCAAATAAAATTTATAAGGACAGTATTAGAGTTGTTAATATGTCTTCTTATCAAACACCTTCAATAGAAGAGGTTCATAATAAAGATTGGGTTTCTTTTGGAGACAATAATGATTATTTTGATAATCTAATTGATAGATACGTTGATAGTCCTACTAACGGTAGATGTATTAATGGTATTATTGATATGATTTACGGTAGAGGTTTAGAGTCTACTAATTCAGAGTTATTTCCTGCTGACTATGTTAGGATGAAGAAATTACTTAGACCTAGAGAGGTTAAGAGACTTGTTAATGACTACAAATTGTTAGGTCAAGGAGCTATGCAAATTACCTACAATAAAGCTAAGACTAAGATACTAAAGGTTTCTCACTTTCCTATGGAGACATTAAGAGCAGAGAAAGCATCTAAAGGTCAAATAAAAGCTTACCATTATCATCCTTCTTGGAAGAAATATACAAACTCAGATACACCTAAAAGAATACCTACTTTTGGAAACGGAACTAAAGGTCAAGTTAATGAACTTTACATCTTTAAACCTTATAGA